GCCAGCATTAATTTTAACCGTTCCATCCGTTATTGTACCAAAAGTTCCAAATCCAGTTATTTGTATATTAGGAGAGTTAAGCAGTGAAGCCGTTAGTAATCCAACAATTCTTGCGTTTCCGCGAACATCTAAGATTTCAATAGGCGCTGATGTTCCAATACCAACCAAACCATTAGCATTTACGATAAAATTATCATCATCAACTTGAACACCATTACGAAGGTTAAATGACTTTCTATAATTTGCCATCTTATATGGTTTTTAGTTATTTATCTAATAGTTTTTGAAGCGATGCAAAATCATACTCTAAACTTTCAACTTTCGCAGTTAATTCTTTGACAGCTTCAATTAATAGAGGTACAACCTTATGATAATCGACTGCAAGATAACCATTATCTCGTGTTACGACTGCTTCAGGAAGAACCTTCTCAATTTCTTGTGCAATGACACCAACATCATGACCAGACTTATTGGATTTTTCATTCCAATCAAATGTATTTCCACTGATTGAAAGAACCTTAGCAAGAGGATCGTCAATTGGAGTAATATTATCTTTCAATCTTTCATCAGAAGTCCAGAATGCTGTGATATCATCACTAACGCTCAAAATACCAGTAATTGTGGTGTTAGTTAAGATTGCAACGCGACTTCCAGAAGTTGCCCCAATACTTAAATTACCACTATTCGTATCAATTGTATTTGTAGAGCTAATTGCAATTCTAATATTATCAAATTGAACCGTGGAACAATACAATGTTCCACCGATATTGACACTCTTACCAATTCCAACGCCACCAGCAACAATTAAATCGCCATTGTGAGGAGCTGTTGAATCCGCACCTTGTGTTAATCTTACAGTATTATTAAATGTAGCGACAGATTTAATTCTCAAATCTCTGTTAAAGTTAACAGGACCATCAAATTGGGAAAGAACTTTACCAGAAGCACCACCTTCCACAAGGAGTCTTTCTTTTATAGTTACTTCATCAAATACAGCACTTAATTTATTTGGGGCTTGACCAGTTACAGTTGGATTTGGAATATCAAAAGAAATTGTTTCGCCGCTTGTTGAAGATGTTTTAGTATTCCCACTGAAAAAGTCCCCGTTGTTATTCATTCCAGTGTAAACTACTACACCAGCATCACGTTCTTGGGAGTTTGCTAAGAAATTTTCTTCATCATTCAAACTTTTAACTTGAATTTGGGGTAAACTGGTGGAATAATTTCCTGGTCCATATCCAAGATATTCAAATGTATGACCAGAAGCACGAATGATTGAAGGTCTACGGAATTCGACAGCAAGAGGATTAATCTTGCGAATTAAAGAATTTTGATCATGACTTTCTTGAAGAGATCCAAGAGAACCACGAATAACAGTAGCAGTGGTATTTCCAGTGCTAACTAATCTCATTATTTCGTTATCAATTTGAATATAAGAACCTAATTGCAATCTTTGAGCGGTTCCAACACCACTGATTGCTCGATAATAAATTGTATTTTCTGTGCCAATTCCAGTTGTTAAGGTAAGTTTATTGTTATTATAGAAACTAAATCCACGCACACCATAATTTTCTGCTGCAGCATCAGATGTTGCCTCATTTGCATCTAGTCCACGCCTGAATACATATCCAGCAGTGGTTGCAATGCCAACTGTTCCAGTTAAAGCGGTGAATGTATTAACATTTAACCTCTCTTTAACAATATAAACTCCAAGATTGTTGTTGCTTATATCATTAACTTCAAATCGATTTCCTGCAAGTAATCCATGTGCAGAAAGTGTTGTGAAAGTTGTAATTCCAGTTGCGCTAGAATATACAGATGAAGTTATTCCAACAGATGGTCCAACGAGATAAACATATGAGTTTCTTAAAGGAGTTGGATCACCTGCAGTTTTGGCAACTGCAATTGATGTCGAAGATCCAATGGATGTAATACGATAATACGCTTCAGATGTGGATCCAATACCAGTTACGCAAACAATATCATCAATATTTGTAGAAATTCCAGCAGCAGTAATTACATATCTCGCTGCACCATTTCCCGCTCCAATTTTTGTTTGATCATAATACAAACTAGAAGCACTGTATCCAGATCCTGGAGACATGATTTCAACTTCACTTACTGCTCCTGCACTTACTACAACTTTTGCTGTGGCACCATTCCAAGATCCAGTTTGAGATCCATTTAATAGTTTTACGTTATAATATGTTGAGATTCCAACTGTTGGAGTATAGTTTGAACCAGCCGTAATTGTACCAGTAACGATTCCAGATAATCCATGGAATCTTGGGAAAGTAATGGTTGCAACTCCAGAAGTTGAAACAACCGAAGAAATTGTAAGACCAATTCCAACTTCTTGCATGAATAAGTCAATTGTCTCTCTTGTAACACTTCTCTTGAGATCGTTCGTGTTAACTGCACCAATTGGAGACCGTTTTGCAAACGTTTTTGCTGGAAGTGGATTATCATCAAAGTTATCTCGATCAAGTTGTGGATATAAATCAACTGCAAGTTGAGAATACTTTAAGTGTGTAAACTCAGCAGTCATTGAATTGTTTGCATTTAACGCATACAAGTGATATATTCCATCTTGTTTGTTAAAGATGTATGGAGAGATAACTTCATTTCTATAAACAAATAAATTTCCTCTCCAATCATTTCTTTCAAATCTAGGTAATGAAGAATTTCTATTGTTTGTATTGTTAGTAGAATTGCTTGGAACTACATGTGCAATTCCATCAACATCAACTGTAGAATATTTGAATGTGAAAGAATCTGTAACTTCAGTAATTTGGAATCTTCCGTTATATCCAACATTGAAAATCCCTGTAGTATTACTTGTATCCGTAACATTTCGGACATTTACATATTCACCAACTAAACAATTATGAGGCATTTCTGTAAGAACTGTTACTGTTCCAGAACTTACAGTACAAGTTGAAATGAATCTTGGATTTCTTTTAAACTGATAATCAGTATTTGCAAGAGAAACTTTTGTAAAATCAGCATCATTTCTAGCACCAGTAGTGCTTGATTCTTGCATAACAAATCCAGATTCTGGATCTTTCGCATTAGGAATTTCTTTTGGAATAACAACTCTTAACTTATAAATCTTTTCATCAAGACTTCTTTCATCAGAAACACGTCTTACAAAAGAAAGGTCTGTTGTTTCACCATAAGTCGCTACTCCACCAGTGTTAAATGCATTATAAATGTCATTATTTTGATTTACATGAATATACCAATTACTATTTTGAGGATCATATTGTACTGGAGAACCAAGATCTCCAGACTCTTTTTCAGAAACTCTACTCAAAATTGTGAGATTTGTTCCTCCATAAACAGTAATTTCATTCCCTTGTGTAGCATTAGTAAATGATGCTGCTAGTTTGATTGTATTATTATCATTATTATTAATGACATAATATGTTTCATGTGCAGTAATATTTTCCGGCAGATCACCGTCTTCACTAATAATTTTTACTGTTTCGCCAGTTAATAATGCATTTGCTCCAATTGTAAATGATCCGTTTGAATCTGGTCCAGAAGTTACACGATATGACTTAACTGAACTTGATGTACCTCTAGCTGTTGTAAGTCCACTTACGGCGATTGCGTTATCGCACATGTAAATGTTAGCAGAATAAGTAACTCCTAAACCAACAAAGTACAATTTATCATCGACTCTCGCACCAATTCTATATCCTTGAGTAATTGAAGATGGGAAGAGATCTTTTGCATTATATCCAAAAAGATATAAATGACTTGAAATTCCAACTTGAGTTGTTAGTCCAACGTTTAATGATAACCATTCTACATTTTCTTCAACCGATACAATCGCTCTAGGGGCAATAATTCCAGTTAAATATCCACTATCATCTTTAGTAAATGCTTCTTTTTTAAATCCACTCGAAACTAATGAAATTTGACCAAAGTTTGAGTTGGAGTTTGTAATTGAAGCGTCCCCACCAGAGCGAGAATCAAAGTGTTTGTTAAATCCAATTGCGAAAACAGAAACGATTTGAATGAATGAATCGTTTGAGAGTTTGATATGACTAGTTTCCCAACCATTTCTATAAACAGCGTCAGGATCTAAGTGATAAACTTTTCCACTATCAACTTGAGATGCTCCATCTGGTAATTCTGATCCATAAACAGTACTATAATCTACGGATTCGTAAGTTCTGCTTGATTGATTATACTTAACAAACGCACGATCATCTTTCTGGATTGATATTGCCGTAAACTGAGCAACAACCATTGAACGGAAACCAGATGCTTTTGCACCATCGGCGTGCATTCCCTGCATACCCCAGACAGATCTGAGTGAGCAGTTAAAGATATATGGAGACGCACCAGATACGGTATCGGTTTCAACAGTTACTGTTGCTGAAGCAGCACTTGGACTTGGATTAAGTGTTGGATATGATGAGAACGCAGGAAGAAGATAGGTAAATTGAGTGGCACTAAGAACATTTTGAACAACTGTAGAAATATTATATGGAGCTGTTAATCCAGCACCACCAACTCCTCTGATTTTAATTGGAGTTCCCGCATTCAATCCATGAGCTTCTGGTGTAGTAACTGTAATAATTGCCGATCCAGTAGATCCATTTCCAGAAATAATATTTGAAATGTTGATTGGATCTGCGGCAAAAGCTCCAACAATTTCCCATTCTGGATTTCTTTTTGCAAATCCAAGTGGATCTGCTGGATATTTTTGATCAATTTCACGATAAGCATTGTAAGCATTTGATAGCTTACTATAATACATATCAAGGTCTGTAAGACCATATGTTCCGATGTTATTCACACCATCTGCATATTCAAAGCAGGTTAATTTATGGTGCGAAAATGTTGGTGTAGATCTATAAGATACCCCAAAGTTATCTGGATTTGTATAAACTGTCGCTGCAGGATCAGCATCAAAGAATGACATTTGCCAAAAATAGCAAGCGCCAGTAATTTTAAAAATTGATGAACTGGGTACAGTAGAATCCGTTGGGTTTGGAACGTATTTTGCTCTAATTTTTGTTTTTCTTAAATCAAGACCAACAAGTGATGTTCCTCTTGGTACTATAACACCACCATAATAACTATTGAACTTATAAAGTTGGTTATCTTCCTGAGTTAAATCAAAATTAGAATCAAGACCTAAAGAAAAAACTGCTGCTGCAAAAGCTTCTGCTCCAGATCTATCGACTGCTTTAGCGCCTCCATTATCATAAATTGCATATCCAGGTCTATTATCAACTAAGTGCTCACCAGGAAATAGTAAAATGGTAGTTTTTTCAGTAATATCGTTTGTGCTTCCTTTTACATATGAAAATCTCGCAGATTCTAAAAGTGCTCTTTGAATCGTCTTAAATGGGCGAGCAAGAGAATTACCTTCATTTTCAATTGAATCTGTAGAATCAAGGTCATTTGGATTAACGTACAGAATACGACCTTCAGTGTTCTTGATAAAATTATCTAACTTATTAAGAGGCATCGGATTATAATAGACAAAAGATTTCTATGTTTTATTTATCCCAGTAAATCTTCCCCACCATATTCAAATTCAAGGTCGTCTGGAAGGTCTTCAGGGTTTTCTAACTCAACTGGGAAGAAGCAAGGATGTACCTCTTCATCTATAAGATAAAAAGAACTTCTATATAAGTCTTCTGGTTCAAATGTACGATTCTTATCTGCTGCTCTACAAAGATCTTGATCGTATAAATGTCCGTCTGGGAGTTCGTCAAAAGTGAAAGGAACGTGATTGATAAAATACATCTTCACGATCATACTGCCATCGTTATACCAGCAGTATGCAGTGTCGATACGATAAGACATTGGGTTTTCCCATATCTTATATTTATTTTTATAGGCGTGAGTGGATTCGAACCACCGCTGGAGGACTTTTAAGGTCCCTGTCTCTTCCGCTGGACTACACGCCCTTATATAAGACCATTATAACTCAAAGAGTTGTAGTGGTCAAGAATGTCGTGTGTTTGTGAGACTAAATCAAAACTGTTTGATAGATGCCCCACTGGATTCTATCATAAGTTTTGAACCACGACAAGTGCAGGTTGCGAGGATTGAACTCGCCTTCGCCGCTTTATGAGAACGGTCCATTCACCAGATTGG